TTCAGTAGGAAATCCTGCTGGATCAGATGCAGTTGATTATTTAGTAATAGCAGGTGGAGGAGGTGGAGGTGGTAATGGTGGTGCTGGTGGTGGCGCTGGTGGATATAGAGAAGCAACAACAACTTATAGTCCTGTTCCGGCAAGAGCTATAGGTGTAGCAATGCCTGTTAGTGTAACAGGTTATCCTATTAGTATAGGAGGAGGTGGATCAAAAGGATCTTATCCAACTTGTGCGGTACAAGGTGGTTCTTCAAGTTTTAATACTATTACTTCGGCAGGAGGAGGTTATGGAATAACAAATAATACTCCCCCTTGGTCAGGAGGTTCTGGAGGTTCTGGTGGAGGAAGTAGAGCAGTTACTGCAGGTGGAGTTGGAGATACTCCTCCCGTTACTCCTCCTCAAGGTAATGATGGAGGAGCGGGTTTAATAGCCGCTTGTACAGCCGCTGGTGGTGGTGGAGCTGGTGGAGTAGGTGGAAATACACCAACACTTCCTGGAGGTAATCCTGCTCAAATAGGAGGTCAAGGTGGTTTAGGTTTATGTAGTTCTATAACAGGTTCTACAGTTCCAAGAGCAAGTGGTGCTACAGGTGGTGGATGTAGAGGAGTACCAGGAGTTACATTTCCTTCTCCCCCAGGTGGAGCTGGAAATGGAGGTACAGGTGGTGGAGCTGGTGGAACAAATGGAACATCAAATACTGGCGGTGGTGGAGGCGGCGGTGGAAACTATTCTCCTAATTGTGGTGGAATTGGTGGATCAGGCATAGTAATAATAAGGTACAAATTTCAATAATTATGAGTGAAATAAAAGTAAATAAAATTAGTCCAAGAGCAGCATGTGGAACCACTACATTAGGTGATAATGGAGATGTGTTTAGTGTTCCTTGTGGATCAAAAATTAATGTAGCATCAGGTGGTAATATTACTATTGCATCAGGTGCAACAATAACAAATAATGGAACGCAAACAGGATTCGGAAGAACAGGAACAGTAGATTGGATTACAACTCCAAAGACTGCAACTTTTACTGCTACTTCAGGAAGTGGATATTTTGTTAATACTACAGGTGGAGTTATAACAGTAAATTTACCAGCAGGAGCTGCTGGTTCAATTGTTTCCCTAGCAGATTATGCAGCTACTTGGCAAACAAATAATGTAACAGTTGCTCCAAATGGAACAGATAAAATAGGTTCATTAAATCAAAATGCAACTTTAAGTACCGAAGGTCAATCAGTAACTTTTGTTTATGTAGATGGAGTTCAAGGTTGGATTAATACAATGGATTCAACTTCGAATGTTAGAGGTGCTCCACCTTTTATAGCGGCAACTGGTGGAACTATTACAACAGTTTGTACAAATTACAAAGTTCATACTTTTACAGCTCCAGGTACTTTCACAGTTACGAGTGCTGGCGCTCCAGGAGGATCAGACACAGTAGATTATTTAGTAGTCGCTGGAGGTGGTGGTGGATCTGCTTCGGCAGGAAGTGGTAATGCAGGTGCTGGTGCAGGAGGTTATAGAGAATCTCCAGGTGCAGCTTCAGGATGTTATACAGTTTCTCCTTTAGGAGCAGCTCCAGCTGTTGCTTTACCAGTTTCAGTTACAGGTTATCCAATCACCGTAGGTGCTGGAGGAGCCGCAGGACCTCAAACTGCAGGTGGTTGTAATGGTACAAATTCAGTTTTTTCAACAATAACTTCTGCTGGTGGTGGTGGCGGTGGAGGAAATCCCGGACAAGCAGGCAAAGCTGGTGGTTCAGGTGGAGGCGCAGGTAGAGATTCAAGTCTATGTGGAGGAGCAGGAAATACTCCCCCAGTAAGTCCAGCACAAGGAACAGCTGGTGGCGATAATGCCGGACCCGGTAATGGAGGAGCCGCAGGTGGAGGTGGAGCATTAGTAGCAGGATCAGCTCCCCCAACTGGTCCAGGATCAAATCCTAATGAATCAGGAGGTCCAGGTGGAGCAGGTGGAATAAGCTCAATTAATGCCACACCAACAGCAAGAGCTGGTGGTGGTGGAGCTGGAACTTATTATAATAATCCCGCACCCCAAATTGGAGCAGGTGGTAATGGCGGCGGTGGAGGTGGTGGAGGAGTACAAAGCGGAGTTGCTGGAACAGCTGGAACTGTTAACACTGGTGGTGGAGGCGGTGGCGGAGGACCAGGAGGTGGAGGTGGTGGCTCTGGTGTGGTAATAATAAGGTACAAATTTCAATAGGAATTAAATTATGAGTAGTATTATAAAAGTAGACAACGTACAAAATCAACCCGGCACTAATATAATTAATAAGTGTTCAACAACAATTACACTTGGTCAAAGTGGAGATACAATTTCTTTAGCAAGTGGTGCATCACAAACAGGATTCGGAAGAACAGGAACTGTTGATTGGATTACAACTCCAAAAGTAACAGGAGACTCTCCAATTACAGGTGTTACAGGAAAAGGATATTTTTTAAATACAACAGCAGGAACAATTACAATTAACTTACCAGCAGGAGCAGCTGGGAGTATTGTTTCAATGGCGGATTATGCAGCTACTTGGGATACATATAATGTTATTGTAGCTCCCAATGGTGCAGAAAAAATTGGTGCAGTTGCAGAAAATGCAACTTTATCAACCAAAGGTCAGTCAGTTACTTTTGTTTATGTAGATGCAGTTCAAGGTTGGATTAATACAATGGATTCAACAAGTAATATTAGAGGTACTCCACCTTTTATAGTAGCAACAGGCGGAACGCCTTGCTCAGGAGCAATTGTTTGTACAAATTACAAAGTTCATACTTTTACAGGACCAGGTACTTTTTGTGTATCTAATGCAGGGAGTGGATGCAATAGTAAGGTTGCTTATCTGGTAGTTGCTGGTGGTGGAGTAGGTGGTAATGGACCCGGGCAATCTGGTGGAGGTGGTGGCGCAGGAGGATTTAGAGAAGGTACAACTTCACCTGTAGTTCCATATACAGCTTCTCCTTTAGTAGCCGCAACAGGTGTAACAGTCACAGCAACCTCTTTTCCAATTACAGTTGGAGGTGGAGGTGGTCCAGGAACAAATGGTTCAGATTCAATTTTTTCAACAATTACATCAACAGGTGGAGGAAAAGGTGGAGCACAAGGTAGTACACCCGCAGCTCCAAATTGTGGTAGTCCAGGAGGTTCAGGTGGTGGAGGAGGAGGGGAAGATGCTTCTCAAGGATTAGGAGCAGGTAATACTCCTGCCGTAAGTCCTGCACAAGGATTTCCAGGTGGAGATGGGCGGTGCACAGGTTCTTGTAGAGCAGGTGGCGGCGGTGGAGGTGCTACAGTCATAGGCACAGCAGGAGCACCCCCAAAAGTTGGCGGTGCAGGAGGAGCAGGTGCAACAACTTCAATAAATAACACTCCCACAGCTTATGCTGGCGGTGGAGGTGGTATAGGTCAAGATGGTGCTGCAGGATCAGGAGGAACAGGAGGTGGAGGTACCGCTGCAACATGTGGAACAGCTGGAACTGTTAACACTGGTGGTGGAGGTGGATCAGGAAACGGTTCAAGTGCTCCACAGGCTGGTAGTGGGGGATCAGGAATAGTAATAATAAGGTACAAATTTCAATAATTAATATGTATTTACTAACATTAAAAATTAATATATAAGGAGAACATTATGGCACACTTTGCAAAAATAGGAATGAATTCAAAAGTACTTACAGTACTAACATTGAACAATGGAGACATGTTGAACGCTGATGGCGTTGAAGATGAAACAGTAGGACAACAATATTTAGAAAGACACAATAATTGGCCTGCAGGAATGTGGATTCAAACCTCTTACAATACAGCTAATGGTACACATAAAGATGGTGGAACTGCATTAAGAGGAAACTACGCAGGTATAGGGCATATTTGGGATGAAGATAATAATATATTCTACCCTAAAAAACCTTATGCATCGTGGGTTTTAAATACGACAACAGCTAGTTGGCATTCACCAATCGGTGATGCTCCAGCATTAACTGCTGAACAAGAAGCAGATACTGAGAATAGACATAGTTACGACTGGAACGAAGATGGTCAATCTTGGGATTTAGTAACTACTCCGATAGTAGCAGAATAATTTTATTGACAGTTTAATTAAATAACATTACTTATGGTGGTAGGTATGCAGAAAAAAATATTATCAATACTTGATTTATATTATGGCGACGTTGCCATGCCAAAAGGTTTTGAAATTAACAGACCTAAACTTCAAGAAGATATTTTAAAATCTTCTATTCACAACAAATCGTTTCCTTTTTCCCGTACTCAAGATATGTTAATGACTTATCTGCGTGAACATATTGCTATTAAGTATAATTTTAATTTAATACCTAAAAAAACATGGGGTCAGTTTTATAAAGATGATGAAATTTCTCCTCCTTTACGTAATATAGATCCTGTAGATTTAAGAAACTCTCCTGATTATACTTGTTTATATGGAGTCAATGTTGATCAATGTAAGGTAAGAATTTATTATGATGATAATCGTCGTAAAGGTCGAAGTTGGGATGTAGAACTTAAAAACAATATGTTTATAATGTTTCCTTCTACTCTACTTTATTGTATTTCAAACAAACAAAAAGAAAAATTAAATTTTATTTTAACGACTACTTATGAATCTATCTAATTATTATTGGTATTTTACTGGCGTATTACCTCCACGTTTTTGTGATCATGTTATTAAACATGCTTTATCACAAAAAGAAGATATGGCGATTACTGGAGGGTATGGGCGAAATCGAGATTTAAAAAAAAAACCTTTGAATAAAGAAGAAGTTCAAAATTTAAAATACAAAAGAAATTCAGATATTACTTGGCTTAATGATACTTGGATTTATAAAGAAATACATCCTTATATTCGCAAAGCCAATAAAGCTGCAGGATGGAATTTTCAATGGGATCGCTCAGAATCATGTCAATTTACCAAGTACAAACACAATCAATACTATGATTGGCATACAGACGGATGGCCAGAACCTTATGAAAAAGAAGGACCCGACAAAGGAAAAATTAGAAAGTTATCTGTAACTTGTCAGTTAACGGATGGTTCGGAATATCAAGGAGGCGAATTAGAATTTGATCATAAGAATTATGAACCTCATATGAGAGATGAATCTCAACATGTATTAAGAGCAAAAGAAATATTACCTAAAGGATCTATTATTGTATTTCCTTCTTTTATATGGCATCGAGTTAAACCCGTAACCGCAGGCACAAGATATTCTTTAGTATTGTGGAATTTAGGATGGCCTTTTAAATAATATGTTTATTAACGAATATTTTAAAACTCCTATATGGATACAAGAAAAACCTGAGTTTGTTAAATCTATTAATCAAGCTACTAATGCTTATATTAAAAAAGCAAAAAATGATAAAGAAGCTAAAGCTTGGATTAAAGCTCATGGAGATTTTGGAAGATCTTATCACTCTACTCCACTTACACATGATAACAATTGTTTAGATTTAAGAAATTATATTGGACAACAATCCTGGCAATTTTTAGATTGGCAAGGTTTTGATATGTCTAAATATCAAACGATATTTAGTGAAATGTGGGTTCAAGAATTTTCTAAAAAAGGTGGAGGACATCATTCAGCCCATCATCATTGGAATCAACATGTTTCAGGTTTTTATTTTTTAAAAGCTAGTGATAAAACTTCTATGCCTATTTTTTATGATCCTCGACAAGGAGCACGAATGACTAAACTTCATCAAAAGAAACCTAGTACTATTACTCATGCTAGCGAACAAATGCATTATAAAGTTAAACCTGGAACTTTAATTATATTTCCTGGTTATATGTTACATGAATTTTCTGTGGATCATGGTAAAGAACCTTTTAGATTTATTCATTGGAACATAACAGCAATTCCAAAGGAGATGGCACG